GGCTGTGGTAGTGATCCAGCAGGGTATTGACCGTGGCGTCTGGGACGTTGCGGTATTCCAGGTCGAGCTTGGCGCCGTAGGGGAGATCACCGAAAGTGCGGCGGGCGGCGATGCCGGATAGCGTGCGGTACACCTTGACCGGGTATACGCCGGGGGTAAAACGCCGGGAGGTTGGAGTTAGCGAGGGGAAGGCGGCCATCAGATTCCGACCTTACGGCGAGTGCTGGGGGATTGCTGCAGGCGATCCAGGGTCATGGTCATGCCACGGCTGGCGCCATCGCGGGCGGCTTGGCGGCGGGTAACGGCCATGGCAGCCTCCAGTTGATCGCGGCTGACGTATTCCACCCCGTTGATCGTGCTGGTCTCAAACGTCATGTTAAGGACAGGGCCGCCGCTGGCACCAGGGGCTGCGCCCATCGAGGCACGCAGGTCGCTGTTGGACATGACGCCGCCGCTGGTGCCAGGCACAAACAACTCGGGGCCGCGCTCGCCGACAACAAACGGCACGCCGCCTTTTACCGGACCGCCACCGGCTCGTTTGCCAAAACCTTTACCGAAACCAAGGAAAGAGAGGATGCCGACGCCTTGCCCGCTTGGGTCACCTAAATCAGCCAGAGCGTTCAAACCGGCCATCATCAGGAAGCGTCCCAGGCTGGCCAAGGTGTTGGCCATAACCTCGTTGAAGTTATCGGCTCGGGCGATCAACGCATCAAATACGCCGGTAAGGGCATTGCCCATACCTTGACCAACATTGGCGACAAGTTGTTCCAGGGCTACTTGCTGTTGCAGTTGAGCGTTTAGTTCTTTAATGACTTCTACGTGAGCTATTGCGTCTTCAAGAACTACACCGCGACTCACCAATTCATCTATAGCCTGCTGACGCAGGTACTCTTCTTCTTTGCCTTGCAGTTTTGCAGCAAGAAGACCGATTTCTTGTTGGGTATTTTTTAAAGGATCGGCTTCGTTTAACAAGCGAGATTGCTCAAGCCGAATGTCCAAAATGGCTTGTTCGTGGTTAAGTTTTTCTGCCAAAATTTCATTAGTTTGAGCAGTAAGCAGATATTCAATTTCCGCATTGCTAAGGGCTTCTCTATATAGAGTTTCGTATTTGACCATGCGCTCCATGCGCTGCTGGTCCATATCTGCAGCAAGCTGCTCTTCTTTGTTAATTGCAGCGGCTTTTTTAAGTTGGGTGTCCGTAGAAACTGCCATGCGGGCGGCAGCTTCGAGTTGTTTTTGGCGCTGCTCCGCCAGGCGTGCCGCGTCTCTGGCTGCCTTGTCGCTGTTGCGACCCCTATCTGTCAATGCAGACTCAACACTGAGAGTACCGGTTTCTTGGCGAATAGCTCGACGGGCCGCTTCAAGTTGAGAGCGCAAAGTTTTTTCAAGCTCTGTTGCCCGCTGGTTAGCAATATCCTGCCCAGTTCTACCTTTTTTACGATCCAAGAAATCCCGCACTTGATCCAAAAATGGCAGTCTGATAAGTTGCCCCTCTTGCATTTTTTGGATGAATTTGATTGCTAGGCTCAAACCTGCGGCAACGGCGCCAACAATGTTTTCCCAAGTGCTCAACAAATTGTCGGTGTACTTGACTTGCTGGGCGGCGGCTACCGAGCTACGGATACTCTGCTCAACAACAAGTTTGAGTAGCGTCGCTTGAGTTTCAGTTGCTCCAACAGCATCTAGCTGGAGTGCAAGTTGAGTGGCTGCTTCGTTACCGATTTGTTGCCGCAGACTAAAGATAGAAGAGAGAGCGTTTTTCTCATCTATACCGGCTCTAGCGATAGCTTCAAATGTTGCGGCGCCACCTACATTTCCAAACAAAGAAGCCAAGGCTTCGCGGGTGCCGGCATCGCGGAATTGGCTGAACGTACCAATAAGTGCGATTGCCTCCTCTTTGGTTACACCCAAATTTTTAGCCAGTTCTTTTACATCGTCGGCTGTGGTTAGAGAACTGCTGCCTACTGTGGACAGACTGGAATTGAGCGTGGCTAGAGACTTATCTAAAGTTTCGGTTTGGCTGATTAGATCGCCTATTGCTGTACCAGCGATGGACAATGCGAATCCAAAGCCTCCGCCAAGTAGACCGCCGGCAAGACCGCCCAAACCGCCGCCGACTGCAGCAGCCGCACCTTGACCGAAAAGTAGCGGGAAACCACCACCGATAATTGCACTACTAATTGCGCCACCAGCGCGACCGCGTAATCCTGCACCAAATCCTGGACCACCTCCAGTCGCTACTTCTGTTGGCGCCGCGCCTGCTTCATAAGCCGCTCTGTCGCGTAACTTTCTAGCACGCCTCTCTCGACTGGTTTCCAAACGATCTAATTCTCTTAATCGTGCGGCGCTTTCAAGGCGTTCATTATTCAAAAGCTCTTCGGCATTTTGAAGCTGTTTAATACCGCGAGCAGACGCATTAAGCATCGCACTGTCGGGCAGTGCCTTTATTTGTTGCAATTTGGCCGCCTCACCGGCTATACCCGCATACAAAGCATCTATTTGGCTTAACGGACGTACTTGTGCTTGAAGAGCCTGCGCGAAGCGCAAAGCCATCGCGGCCTGGTCTTCGGTGCGTGCGCCTCCGAGGCGTTCCACAGGACCGGTGATTCGGCGACGAGCGCCGCCGCTCATTTCTGGGGATCCTGGGGCAGCTGCAGGAAGCAGTAACTGAGCTGCAGGGGCAGAAGCATTTAAGGCTGCAACCTGTTTAGCTATTCTTTGCTGTCTAATAAATTCAGCAGTTTGTTTATGAGCTGCTTGAGCGGCTTCATTAGTGCGAGCTGTAAATTCCGCTTGCCTATCAGCAAGTTTTTGAACTTGTCCAGTAGCTGCTTCCCGAAGGTTTATTTCTTCTTGTATTAACTTATTTTGTCTATCTGAAGCAGCATTAGCATTACCTAATGCTGTAACGTAATTTTTAATTGCTTCTGTTTCAGCACTTGTCCCAGCGGCAACTTCGTTAAGGCGTCTTTTGGCTTCGGCTAGTTGTGCATTAAATGTTTCTAGTGCTGTAGACGGCCCTACACGACGTTTTGTTATGTCGTCTAATTTTGTGGCTAGTGCATCTAAATCGCGTTGCAGTTTGTTAACTGCGGCCTGGCCTCTTACGACAATGTTGATGTCGGCTGTGTAGGCCACGATGCCGCTTCACACTTTGGTACTTCAGTTTACGCTGTAAAAAGCCGCCGGGGTTAGCGGCGGCGTCGGGCTTTGTCGATCTCTTTTTGCTGGTCCTCGTTGAGGATGCTGAAATAAGCGCTCCAGCCGATCAGCTCTTCAGCGGTCATGGTGGTGCTGACTTCGGAAAGGGTTTTGCCTAGCTCTTTGGCGACTCCGAATTGGAGCATGAGCCAGTTGTCTTTCCGAAGTTCGGCACTCAGGATTTTGGGTCGATGGGCTCCGCGTCGTCGGTCAGGATCGCCAGCATCAGGGCTTGCAGGTCCTTGTCCTTGACTTCGTTCTTAAGCACGTCGATTTCGCCGGCGTTGAACAGGCGCGAGCCAGTGTCGTCGAGGGCTTTGGCGATCAGCAGTTGGAGGGCGAAGGCGTTGGCGTCGTCGGACTTGGCTTGTTTTTGGGCGCGTTCGCGCTCGGCCATCGTCAGGGGCGCCACCCACATTTCAAATTTGGTGCCATCGGAAAGTTCGACGATCTTTTTGATGGGCTCCAGGTTGGCGGCCTTGCGGAGGCGATCAATGGCACGCAATGAGCTGGGAGCAGGCATAAAAATCCTGATGGTCTCGGATTAGTGTAGCGGAGTAGAGACAAAAAACCCCGGCGGTGAGGCCGGGGTCCGGGTTTCGTCCGTTTTGCAGACTATCAGGCGGAAGTGCTGAAGTCGAAGGTCGGGGTGGCAGCCGGGCGGAAGTTCACCGTCACAGACTGGGCGTCGTCAGGATTGACGTTCATGCTGGCCGAGGTCAGCGTGGCGTCGAAGCTGATCGAGCGGCTGAGGCTTTCGCTCACGTTGCCGCCGCTGTACACGCGGTCGATGTACAGCTTGAAGGCAGCACCGGTCTGCTGGCGCTGGAGCACATCCTCGATCATCCGGTTGGACATCGAAGCGTTCTCGTTGGTCATATAGACCGTGGCAGTGCCAGTGCCGTCGCCGAAGCCGGCGATGTAGCTGCGGAAGGGGACGTACTGACCTTGGGTTTGACCGATGGTGGTGACGTCGATCTCAGCGCGGTTGATCTCGAAGGTCCAGTCGCGGACTTGGCCCACGGCCACGAAATCGGCGTAGGCGACCTGGAACTCGTTGGGGGCAACGGCGGTACCGTCGTCGGTGATGGCGAGAATGGTGCCGCCGGCGCTGGTAGAGACGGTCAGTTCACCGGTGGCAGCGGTGTAGCTGAGCACGTAGTAGGTGGTGGCTGCCGAGATAGGAGCAGGCAGGGTGCCGGAACCGGAGCCGCCGGTTTGGCTGTTAATCACGCTGAACTTCACGGGGTCGCCTACCTTGAGGTTCAGGTAGGTCTCGACCGTGATGGTGTCGGTGGCGATGTTGACGCCAGACTCACCGAACGAGCCGGTGGTGCCAGCGGGCTTGTAGTAAAGAGCGCCGGACGTGCCGGACAGAACGGTGGTGGCCATTGGCGTACCAGGGGGTTGTTACAGGGCGGGCACTGCCCGGCTTATTACAGGTTAGCGCCTGTAATAGTTTCTTCCTAGGACAGCACAGTGGCGACGTAGGAAGTGTCAATTCGCCCCACGAAATGAGGGGCCTGTTCGGTGGCTGAAAACGTAGGGCCGTTGATTTCACCCACCTTGAAATAAACGCCGGTTGTGCCCTTTGTGGAATTGTTGAGGGTTTCCAGCACGTTGACTGCGGTGGTTAGCAAAGTTTGGTTGCGGGCAGGGCCGCGGCCTTTTTCAGTAAAAATGCGAATGACTATTGCTCCGCGAGCGTTATCTACGCTGGAGGTCAGCGTGGGTTCGTTGGTGATGCCGAAGGTGACGTTGACGCGGACGTATTCGGTGGTCGTGTTGGGTGGGGCGGCGGTGATGTTGTCGAAGTAAACAGGGACAGGCGGAACTAACGCACCAAACGCTGTGAGCAGCGGATTTTCAACGGCGGCGCGAATGGCTTGGTAGTTCATTAGTTACTCTGTGCAAACGCAATTCTGACGCCCTTTTCTAGGCTCTTTTGCATCCCTCCACCGTTTATGTAGTTGACGAACCAGTCTTGGGGTGCTGTGGCGCGAGATGTCGGTTCTCCTTCTGTAGGTGCAATGTCAGTACGCATACGTCCGTAGCGGCGGCCCTCAATAACCACCGGACCTTGCGGATCTGTGCCGGGGTCAATAAAGTAACCCTCTTCCAAATCCATAGCCTGCATTGCGTAATCCGTAGTGTTACTGATTACGAGCTTTGGGTTTCTTTTTGTTGCAGCAATAGTGTCGGGCAATCGAGGAGTATCACGAATTGAATAGGGATAGTGGCCTTGCGGACCTTTACCTACTCCTGGTGCATCGGCTACCCAACTGTCCGCAAACTCGCCACTCCACACAGGGCCTGCTTTAGCCAAATCATTCATGATTTCAACTGCTGCTTGTCGTGCCGCTCTTTGCAGTCCGCGGCGTATGTCTCTATTAAATTGACCCAGGGGGCTTGCCATTACTCTGGCCTCGCAATTAGGACGTGCATAACCGGGTTGTCGCCGCGATAGCTGGTCATTGAGATGATCTTGGCCTCGCGGGTAACTCCGGCCTGGGTGTACTGGATGCGATCGGCTTCAGTCGGATAGTACGTTCCCAATTCACTGGTGCCGATGATGACTTTGACGTCTGTTGTTTGGTACAGGCCCTCGGCTTCGCGTGGAGTGAGACGGGTGATGACGGCTTTGACCGTAACGTTGGTGTCGGCACCAGTCACATTGCCGGTAGTGGGGTCGTAGGTGCGGGGTGTAACTGTTTTGATGTACGTGATGTCTTGGCCCCAGTCCGCTAGGAGTGAGGTCGGGATTGGGGCAAAAGTGTCGTCGATTAGGCCCATGTCACCCTCGGAAGAGGCGGACGGCGTAGTTGGCGGCGCCGCCCATGCAATAGGGGCCTAGGTAGGTCTGGAGCCAGGGGTAGACGTCGAAGATGTTGTTGATGACGCCGCTGGTCTGGCTGGATTTGTTGTATTTGACCTTCAGTTCGCCCAACTCCACTTGGTCGTAGATGCCGGTGGTGCCAGTGCTGCCGGTGATGGCGTCGGTGTCGTTGGCGAAGGCGCGTGCCAGCTCGTAGGTGGCGGTTTTGATGCCGTCGGGAATCAGGGTGCAGGCGAGGTCAACGCCGTCCACCGTGTAGTTATCGCGGGGCC